TCATCAAGCAGTATGCCCCGAGCACCGCTACGCGCGGGCGCCCGAAGTATTACAGCCAGTTTGATGAGGCGGCTTTTGAGCTGGCCCCGGTCCCGGACGCTGATTACTCGATTGAGCTGCACTACCTTTACAAGCCTGCCTCGCTCACCTCTGGTGGCGACGCCGGTACGACCCTGCTCTCGACCGAGTACCCGGAGGCCTTGCTCTACGGCACCCTTGTGGAGGCTGCGATCTTCCTCAAGGAGCCGCCGGATGTGGTGGGAACCATGGAGAACCGTTTCAAGGAAGCCGTGGCCCGCATGAAGAACCTCAGCGAGGGCCGCGGTACCCGAGACGAGTATCGCTACGACCTACTGAGGATTGGAGTATCTTGATGGAGAAAGATCCGGGCTTAAAGGGGAAGAAGGTCGCGATCGTCGCCCTGGGAGCATCCCAGATTGACTTCGTGATCGGGCTAGAAAACAGCAAGCAGTGGGACGAGGTCTGGTGCATCAACTCGGCGCTGGCGGTGTACCGCCAATGCGACCGAGTGTTCATGCTCGACCCGCCCTCTCGCTACCTCGATACCGAAGACGCCGGCAACCAGACCGAGATCATGCGGAAGATGCTTCCCGTGCATCCGGGGCCCATCTACACCTGCGAGCTCGACGAGCGGGTGCCTGGGGCGGTGGAATTCCCGCTGGCTGAGGTGGTGTCTTATGCCAGGTGCGCATATCTAAATAACACCGTGGCTTATGCCGTGGCCTATGCCTACTGGCAGGAGGTCGGGCACATCGACTTGTTTGGCGTGGACTTCAGCTACAGCCACAACCTCCACTTCGCCGAGGCGGGCCGGGCTTGCGTTGAGTTCTGGATCTCCAAGTGTCTAGAGAACGACATCGCCATTGGGGCCTCGCCTCGGTCGAGCTTGCTGGATAGCAACGTGGGCGTGACCGAGCGCCTCTACGGATACCATAGGTTAGAAGATCCTATGGTCGCCATGCCGCACCAGGACGAGTGGGTCCTGTGCCCGCGGTCGAAGCTCAGCGAGGTTGTCGCCGAGCGTGAGATCGAGCTCGTAAAGGTGGCCAAGGCTCCGGAGCCCTACAAGGGATGATGAAGGACGATGTAGGGCCCAAGCTTGGGAACGTCATGGTCTCCACGACCCATAACCGGGGGCACGCCCCCGAGTTCTGGGCGGAGCAGGCCACCAGGAAGATCTGCGGCATTTCAGAGCACGCGGACCCCCATGTGCGCAAGCAGGCGCTGGCTTTCCGGGACAAGGTCTATGAGGTAATCTTGGCGGAGATGCGGAGCGCTATCCGCAGCGACCGTGTTACCCTTAGCAACCAGATGAGGGCGCGCGGGGTTAACGATTTGGCGCAGATCATTCGGGAGCTTTGACATGGCCATCACCTCCGCGATCACCACGAGCTTTAAGCAGCAGCTGCTTGTCGGTACGCATGACTTCACGAACAGCACCGGCGACACCTTCAAGCTTGCGCTTTACACGAGCTCGGCGACCCTTGGGGCATCGACCACGGCGTACACTACCGCCGGGGAAGCTACCGGCACGAACTACAACGCCGGCGGCTCTAACCTCACCAACGTCACGCCTTTTGCCACGGGCACGACGGCGGTGGTCGACTTCAACGACCTGACCTTCTCGACGGCTACGATCACGGCCCGGGGCTGCTTGATCTACAACAGCACGGCGACCAACGCGGCCGTGGCTGCCATCGACTTTGGTGGGGACAAGACCAGCACGGCGGGTGACTTCACGATTGTGTTCCCGACGCCGACCGCGACGGGTGCGATCATCCGGCTGGCCTGATGCCTGATGCCGCTGTCAAAGCTGGAGTTCCAACCGGGGATTAACCGAGAGTCCACGGACTACGCTGCGGAAGGGGGCTGGGTTGACGGCAACCTGGTCCGCTTCCGCAAGGGCCGCGTCGAAAAAATCGGCGGCTGGCAGAAGTACGGGACTGACAGCGTTGAGGGCACCCCGCGCGCGATCCATCCCTGGCTGTCCTTAGACGGCACCCGCTACAACGGCGTCGGCACGACGTGGAAATACTACGTCGAGCAGGGGCAGACCTATTACGACGTGACCCCCATCCGGGCGACGACCGCTGCCGGCGACGTCACCTTCTCTGCTACCGATGGGTCCTCGACCATTACCGTGAGCGATACAGCCCACGGCGCGGTAGCCAATGACTTTGTCACCTTCAGTGGCGCGGTCAGCCTGGGCGGGAACATCACGGCGATCGTGCTGAACCAGGAATACCAAATCAGCACGATCGTCGACGTCGATACCTACGAGATCATCGCCAAGGACGCCGCCGGGGCCACGGTTACGGCAGACGGCTCAGACACCGGCAACGGTGGCGCGAGCGTGGTCGGCGCCTACCAGATCAACGTGGGGCTGGATACCTATGTGTCGAGCTCGGGCTGGGGCGTAGGCCTCTGGGGCTCGGGCGGCTTTGGCTCCGCCTCGGCGATCTCGGCCGTGAACCAGCTGCGTCTGTGGACGCATGACAACTACGGCGAGAACCTGATTATCAACCCCCGGGGCGCTGGCATATACCGCTGGCTTGAGAACTCGGGGGTGACGGTGCGCGCCGAGGAGCTCTCGCAGATCTCTGGCGCGAACCTCGTGCCCACGGTGGGGCTTCAGGTCCTAACCTCCGAGACCGACCGGCACCTGATCGTGCTGGGCTCTGACCCCATCTCTGGCGGCGTGCGCACGGGGGTCGTGGACCCCATGCTGGTGGCCTTCTCTGACCAGGAGAACGAGCTCGATTTTGAGCCCACGGCGACCAACACCGCCGGTTCCCTGCGCCTATCGAGCGGGTCCTTTATCGTGGGCGGGCTCAAGAGCCGGCAGGAAGTCCTGATCTGGACCGACACCAGCCTCTACTCAATGACCTTTATCGGGCCGCCCCTGACCTTCGCCATGAACCTGGTGAACGAGGGCGCCGGCCTGATTGGCCCGAAGGCCATGGCAAACTCCCCGACGGGCGTCTTCTTCGCGTCGAAGAACGGATTCTACTTCTACAACGGCTCAGTCCAGCGCCTGCGCTGCACGGTCCAAGAGTATGTCTTCAACGACCTTGATCTGAGCCAGGCCTTCAAGTGCGTCATGGGCGTGAACAGCGCCTACAACGAGATCTGGTTCTTCTACCCGTCGATCGAGGACGACACCGGCGAGATTAGCCGCTACGTCACCTACAACTACCTCGATCAGGCGTGGAGCATCGGCAAGCTGACCCGCTACGCCTGGATCGACCAAGGCATTAACGACAAGCCCCTGGCAGGCCTGACCATGGCCGGCGACTATTGCCTGGTCGAGCACGAGAACGGCTTCGACGCCGACGGCGAGCCTATGACCGGGGTCTTCATCGAGTCTGCCGATATCGACATCGCCGACGGCGAGCAGTTCGCCTTCGTGCGGAAGATCATCCCGGACATGGCCTTTACGGTGGATCCGACGGTGTCGAACACCCCGGCCATGAACATCGTCCTGAAGCGCCGCAACTACCCTGGCGAGGCCCTGGTCACGGACTCGACGTCCCAGATCACGCAGAGCACAGCCTTCAAGAACGTGCGCACGCGCGCGCGGCAGATGGCCCTGCGCTTTGAGTCCGATGACGACGCCTCGTCGCTAGACCAAAAGGGGTATAAGTGGCGCCTTGGCGCGACTAGGGTCGACATACAGGCGAGCGGCCGCCGATGAGCAAGCTGCTGCCGACACGGCTCCCGCTGGCACAGGGGCAGACCGTGTCAGGGGATACGTTTAACCGCTTGGTGCGGGTGCTTGAGATCAACCTGGGGGCATTCGACCCTTCGTTTTCGGCGCACTACAATCTGGACGAGAGGGACTCGCTACAGTTTTCGACTGGGTCGATCATCTTCAACACCACGAACATGATCCACCAGGCCTTCGACGGCACCCAATGGCGGAACCTGTACGAGCATCAAACTTACCCAACCGGGGTGTCGATCACGACCAGCCTCGGATCAGTGACGGTGAGCACGCCATGATGAATGCCGCCAGAAAGGAGAACAGACATGCTTTCCGGTAGCGGCATTGGCAGCTTGGGCATCGGCGTTGGCGTCGACCCATTCCTCGGCGGCAGCTTTGGCGGCATGCCTGACTTTGGCCCCGGCGGGATTGGTGGCGCGCTTGGCGTGCCCTTGGGCGTCGACTTCAACGTGAACATTGGCAACGCCTCGAACTTAGGCCTTTTGAATCGGGTCTCTGCGGCCGTCAACGCGCTCACGCCGGAGGCGATCGCTGCTGCAAGAAAGGCAGCTGAGGGCCAAGCTCCACCGCCTGCTATCAACACCATAGAAGATCAGCTTGCAATGGCGGCTCGCGTTGCAGAAGCCGCTAACCAAAGTTCTTCTGCTCGGTCTTCAGATCCAGGGCCTTCGCCGGTCGTCGCCTCGACTTCTCGGCCCGCACCTAGCGTTTCTGGCGCAACGGGGCTAGCAGCGCAGGAGCTCACCGGCGACCCGGACATGGACCGGATGATTTTGGCCGCCCGGGACGCTCAGGCCCCCCGAGCGCCTGCAGCTCCAGGCGCGGTCAATGCTTACCAAGAGGGATCCGCCGCCCTAAACGAATTTTTGAATCGCCCGGAA